GTTGCTCTTCGCCACTCAACTCCGCCGTCGGCACCCACGTGACGTTATCAGAAGATAATATCACGTTGTGCGCAACCGGCGCGGAGGGGGGCACGAGGCCAGCACGGAGGGGGAGTTTAAAGCGACGTACCATCCGGAGGGCAAGACGCCCACGGAAACCGAGCTCGTAACAAGAGTATTGGCAACCCCGGAGGGACCCAATATGAGACTTGAAAAAGAGGTGAGCCGCCCTAAAGCGGAAATCACCGACGAGACCGGCGATAAAGTCGCGAAAACCGGAAGCGAGGGAAAGGGGGGTCTCAGGACATCTGAGTTGACCGAAGCGCACAGTAGGAACCACAACCAACTCGTTACCGCGAAAGCGGACGAGCGTTGAATTCAACGTGCCTTCATCAACTAAAACAGATGTTTTGGACCTCTCAACTTCCAAACCCAGGGGAGCCAAATCCGACATCCAGCACTTCGCGAACGAAGGTGGAGATTGGAAGAGGATATCGTCACCGTTGATCAGTAAGGGCAGGTCGCGCCAATCCAGACCCCAATTGTAAGCAGAAAATCTGAAAGCCAGAAAATTCTGAAGACAAAGGAGGGGGAAGGAAAGGTACGCGCCCATCTGCTGACCGACTGTGGGGGTAAAGTCGTCAATACCCTTGTCAAGATTGAACAAGAGGGGACGGAGAGATTTCATTGCGTAGTCCTTAACAGAATCCGGCACAGAGACCGCATTTGAGAGGATCACACGCATGGCGGCCTCGGCCACCTCAATTGACATCCCATCCGTCGCCCCCTTGTAATCTCCAGAGACAAGGACCCTATCACCATCGCGCTTGAACCCAGCGCGCTTCAACTTCTGTGAATCAACCGAACCTCTACAGATCCACTTCTTCTTTGACAACCGATCGTACATCGATTTGTGAAGTGGTTTCAAAAGTAACGCCTCAGCAGGCTGCTTACTTAGAGGTCTGGGTTTACCCGCACTCTGGACTACCGTTAGTACAGCACGATACTTCTCTTGGGGGGTGGGGAGAATACCGTTGCAAACGTCCATGTAGGAAGAGTGGTCTATCTCGGTACCGAGACAACCACCCGTAGAGCGGGCACCCGCGGAGGTGCACAGAGAACCTTCAGGTGGACAAACACCTGAGAGAGGGGGTACAGTCGTCGCTACGTGTTGCCCGTAGGTATGTCGGTCCCAGCCGTGAGGAAAAACCTCTGCTGTGACACGCCGACAAAAACGAATGTACCCGGCCGTAAGGGGAGGAGGGGTCCCGCGAAACTTCTTAGCGACTTTCTCGATCAACGGACCTTCCATGCACTGGCAACTGCCCGGAAGCAGTTTCTTTATGGACTGAAAAGGTAGGACTTGCTCCACGACCCACGAGGGGTCGGGAGACGACAAGTATAC